ATACTAACACAGAAACCATCAGAGATGGACTTGTTACTGCGATTGGTACAGTTAGCGGTCTCACAATAGCAGATATTGGAGAAAGTTCTTTTTCAATTGTGAAAGCGGCAGGAACGCTTTCAGTTTCAGCTAGTGATGGATATGGAGATGACGCTTCACAAGTTGTTGCGGACACAGTTCAGAATTTTGCTGACCTTCCAAGTCCTGCAATAGATAATATGATTGTAGAAATATCAGGTGATGCTTCTAATACCTTTGATAATTATTATGTAAAATATGATAGTTCTAGTGATGTTTGGGAAGAAACATTAGCACCTGCAACTGAAACACAATTAGATGAAGATTTAATGCCACACGTTCTAATTAGAACTGCGGATGGAAATTTTAGATTTACACAAGTTGATGGAAGTTCATATACAATTTCAGCAACTTCTTATGATGTACCAAGTTGGGGAGAAAGAGTTTGTGGAGATACTACTTCTGCACCTGACCCAAGTATTGTAGGAAAAAAGATTAGAGACATTTTCTTTCATAGAAATAGATTAGGTTTTATTGCTGATGAAAATGTTGTTATGTCAAGAAGTGGAGAATTTTTTCAATTCTTTCCTGAAACAGTTACAGATGCACTTGATACTGACCCAGTTGATGTAGCTTCAACTGCAAAAAAAGTTTCTATACTTCGTCATGTAGTTTCTTTTGATGAAGATTTATTATTGTTCTCTGACCAAACACAATTTATGTTAACTGGTGGAACAACTTTAACTGCAGCAAATGTTTCAATTAACACATCAACAGAGTTCGAATGTTCTACTACTGCCAAACCAGTTGGAGCAGGAGCAAATGTTTTCTTTCCATTCAAAAAAGGAAGTTATACAGGAATTAGAGAATTTTTCGTTGCAAGTGATACAGATACAAAAAAAGCAGATGATATTACTGCTAACGTTCCTAAATACATTCCTTCTAATATTTTTAAACTTGCTACTGCAACTAATGAAAATATTTTAATTGCTTTATCTTCTAATAGCGCAAACCAAAATGAATTATATGTTTTTCAATGGTATATTGCACAGAATAAAAGATTACAGTCAGCATGGCACAAATGGACTTTTGGAACAAGTTCAACAGACAAAATTTTAAACATAGATTTTATAGAAAACACTTTATACATAGTTAATGAAAGAAGTGATGGTGTCTATTTAGAAAGTATAGATATTTCACCTGCAGTTGTTGATGCTTCAGCAACTTACCTAACGTATCTTGATAGAAAAATTCAAGACGATACAACAGGAGTTTCTTCTTCTTATAACTCAGGAACAGACCAAACAACCTTCACTATTCCATATACAAAAACAAACACCATGAAATGTGTAGGTAGAGTAGGTGGAAGTAATACTGCAGGACAAGAATTAACTATAGCTTCTCAAACTGGTACTTCTATTATTATTTCAGGAGACCAAACATCAAAGAATTTATGGTTTGGTGAACAATACGAATTTTCCTTCGTATTTTCACAACAATATATGCAAGTTGCTGATGCTTCTGGTAGCAGAATTTCAGTAAAAGAAGGCAGATTACAAATAAGAAATTGGAATGTTTCTTATAATGACAGTGGATATTTCACGACTGAAGTAGTTCCTGAAGGAAGGAGTACATCAACTTCAACATTCTCAGGCACAACAACAGGAAGTGGAGCTTTAGGCACTGTTGCTTTATCAGATGGAGATTTTACTTTTAGTGTTCAATCTGAAAATGACAAATTAACTGTATCATTAAAAAATAATACTCATCTTCCTTGCAATTTTATAAACGCATCATGGCAAGGATATTATGTCACTGCAACCGAAAGAGTATAGTCATATGCGAATTGCTACATTGAAAGATGTAGAATATTTAGCACCAAGATTAAGATTTGTAGATAAACAAGAAATTTTAGCAGCATCAGGTTTAACACCATTTGATGCTTTAAAGAAAAGTTTTGATAATTCTCAAATATGTTTCACTATAGTTAATCCGAAAGATGAACCTGTAGGAATTTTTGGGGTAGCAGATTTAGGTGGAGTTATTGGTGGCATTTGGATGTTAGGTACAGATAACCTAGCAAGTATACAAATAGCTTTTTTAAAAGAATGTAAAAAAGTTATTCAGTTACTAAACAAGAAATACAAAATTTTATGGAACCATGTTGATTGCAGAAATCAACTTCATATCAAATGGTTAAAGTGGTGCGGTTTCAAATTTATCAACAAAAAAAACTTTGGAGTTTTAAATAAACCTTTTTATGAATTTATAAGAATATGTGTATAGAACCTACTACAGCTTTATTGATTGCATCTGCAGCTTCGTCTGCAATGAATTTTCAACAACAGAAACAACAAGCCAAATATAGATACGCAGCACAAACTAGACAAAACCAATTAGCAAAAGAAAATGCAATTCAAAGAGCAGCAGCACAAACTTTAAAAATTAGACAGACTATAAAACAAAAACAAGAGAAAGGTTATTTTGCAGCTTTAAAAGCTAAACGTGCTAGAGCAAAATATATTTCAGAAGCAGGTGCAGCAGGATTAGCATTATCAGGTTCTACAAATGCTTTACTAGCAAACTTCTACAGACAAGAAGGAACTTATAAAGCAAGTCTACAAAGAAACATGAATATTAATATTTCTCAATACAGAAGAAATTTAGAAGCAATTCAGTTTGGACAAAAATCACAATCAACATTCACACAAGCACCAAATTCTGCATTATTGTTTGCATCAAATGCTCTCAATGTTGCTAACACATATTATGGACTTGAATATCAAAAAGAATTAATGGGTTACAAATCTCAAAGACAAAAAACTTTAGAGAGTAATCAATTCAGACAAAAATATTTTAATGATGCAACAATCTCAATATAATGGCTAAAGAAACTAAAACTTATTTAGGTTCCAAAAAAGAACGTAAAACTGATTTAGGTTTCAAAAATGAAGAACCAGAAGTCGTAGCAAAAGATTTTAATTTATTTTATAGACCAGAAGAAATGACTGTAGACCCTGCAGTTGATACTTTCGTTAAATCCTTAGATGCTTATGTAAAAGGCGCAGGAACTAAAGGAGTTCTATTAGCAGAGCATAAAGAAAAAGAACTTAGTGTAGCTGAAGCAGTACAGGAAAGAGCAAAAAATAAAAAAGACTTAAAATCAGCAGTAGAAAGCGGACAAATTGATGAGAATGCTAATCCTTATTTAATAGAAAAATATAAAGAATTAGACCTTAATGAAAAAGCTAGAGAGTTCAAAAATAAACTTTATGAACAATATGAAGCATTAGGATTATCAGAAAATTCGAATGCAGGAGAATTTGATAGTTTTTATAAAAATCAATTAGAAAAGTTCATAAAAGATAATGAACTATTAAATTATGATGCAATAGAATTAAACAATGGTTTCTTTAAAAACACAGATAAGATTAGAAATAGTTTAGAAAATACTCATAACCAAACTCAATTAGGTAAAATTGGTGAACGTTATAAAGAAGGATTAAAAAATAATATCATCAATGAAATAGAAGAAGCCAATGATGGTGATGCAACAACAGTACCTAAACTTGGCGAAACTATTAATAAAATTATACAAGAAAATATTCATTTAAGAGATGGAACGCAATTAAGAGATATAGTTTTAGATGCTGTATCAGATTGGATTAAAAATACTGATGACTTTGAATATGCTGATGAAGTTTTAGATAACTTAATGAAGTATGTTGAAGGTGGAACTAATAAATTTAAAAACATTGGTGTAGTTAAAAATAAAATTGATGCACTTAAAGAAACATTATTACAAGAAAAAAATTCCTTTAATGATGAAAATATAAAAGTTTATAACAACGAAGTTAATATAGGCAAAATAGACATTAGAGAAACTTTAGCTGAAAAGATGAAGAAAAAAGACTTCAACTTTTATACATGGAGAAAAACAAAAGAATATTTAGACTTAATGCCTGAAGTTCAAGAAGAAGCTAGAAAATATTATTCTTCAATGAGTGGTTCTTTTCAAGGAACTACAGATGCAAATGTTCTTACAGAAATATGGAAAAGAATTGAGAAAGGTGATGTCTATGGAGAAGGTGGCGCAGATGCTTTCTTAGAAACAAATAAAGATTTATTTTCAAAAGCAGATTACGAAAAATTTAAAACTAAAACAATTCCAAATGCTTTTTACACAACAGGTGATGAATTAACTAAACATCCAATTGTAAAAGATTTTGATACTTTAGCGAAAGACTGGATGAGAAGTGGATTAGTTGTAGATAAAACAACTGCCTTCCTTCGATATAAAGATTGGGAAGAAGAAATCTTTAAATGGATGAAAGACAACCCATTAACAAATTATAAATCTAAAACTGAAAGAGCAGAAAAATTTGAAGCATTTGTAAAAGAGAAAATGAAAAACTTCTCATTAACAGGATTAGAAGAACCATATGTACCACCAAACAGTAATGAAGAAAAATTTGTACCACCAAACAGTAATGAAGAAAAATTTGTACCACCA